TCTTTCTTGTTTTCTGTTATTAATCGAAGCACCACGTAAATCCGCATATCCTATTTATCATAATGCCCGTTAGTTGGTTAATTCAATTATATTGTTTAATATTGCACTTACAAAATTACTAACAATTATATTATATAGTTAATTAATTATGAAAAAAGAACTTATTAAGATTGCAATTAAGGTGCTTCTTTATGCACTTGGTCTGTTGGCCGCTTATTTTGGCGTGTCTCCGTGGTGTCTTGCACCGTCAAACGACAATTTGAAGGTAACGGCGTAGGCGTGTTCCATTACGTTGATACGTTCCGTGTCAATCATTCCGACGTGATTGACTATGGAAAATAGCTATTATCGTGTGGTTTTTGATGATTGTGACGCATTATTTGACAATAGCCGTGACTTCCTCAATTATCTGCACAAGTTTAAGAACCGTTGTTTTGTAGTACAATTAGTAGATAGACAGAAATACCAACAAGTATATGGAAAAGACAGAATTCCCTTTTGTGAAGTGTCTGAACCCGATTTATTCGGTGAACAGATATAACGGCGAGCCTATATTAGTGCCTTGCGGCCATTGTAAGGCTTGTCTGTTGAACCGCTCTCGTAAGATGAGTATGCTTTGTTCGCAGGAAGAAGCCCATCATAGGTACGCTTACTTCGTAACTCTCACCTATGATATGAAGCATTTGCCGTTAATGCGTTTGGAATTCATTGGCGACTGCCCCGCTCCAACGTGGAAAGTTCGTGACATCTGCCCACGCAGTGAAACAGCTTGGCAGTTGATGGATATGAATTGGCACAAGTCCGCTGGCGTTCTCTCAATGCTCCTTGACAAGATACACGCACGCTATCCAATCCGTAAGCGTCTTTTGTCAAAAGGAAACTATTATGAAAACACGTTTGGTTACGCTTGCCGCCGTGACCTCGTGCTGTTTATGAAGCGGCTACGTAAACGAATGTATAAAGAAAGCAATGAAAGTATTAGATTTTACGCAGTGTCCGAGTATGGCCCACGTACCTTTCGCCCACATTTCCATATCCTACTCTTTTTCGATGACCCAAAAACGCTCACGGGTTTGCAGAAAAATATATCTGCGAGTTGGCCGTATGGTCGTGTCGACGCCAGTCTCTCCAGAGGCAAGTGTTCATCGTATGTTGCGCAATATGTTAACAGCTTTGTATCTCTTCCCGAGCTATTTGCGGTACGTGCCGCTAAGCCGTTCTGCTCACATTCGGTCTTTTTTGGTACAGAGTTTTATAAAAGTCAGAAAGAAAGAATGTACAGCCTTGAGCCTGAACGATTTATATCTCAAAGCTGTGTCCTCAATGGTAAGTATGTCACGTTCTCTCCCTGGCGGTCATTTACGCTTGTATTCTACCCAAAGTGTAAAGGCTTCTCTTGCAAGTCTTACAGCCAGCTATTGTATGCTTACACTCTCTTACCAACGCTTGAAAGAGCGTTACAAGGAAGAGCGCAAACGCCGTCAGCGGTCGCAAAAGAGCTGATAAGGATACATAGAGACGGTTTGGAGAATTGCGTCTTTGACTGCGCCGATATAGGTGTAATTCAGAAAGCGTTGGACTATTTTGCTCCAGCTTTGAATTTGATTGATGAAGACTCTGTGCTTTATGGAGCTGCCGAGCAGTGGCAACGCTGCTTCTCGAGTATCACCGCCGAGTTGTACGTTTCTCGTCACTTCGTAAATTTCTGTTGTGATGGTAAGGAAAATGAGTTTCCATATAAGGTTAAAAAGATTGTTGAGTTCTATTCCGCTGTGGATTATTTGCGTCTTACTGACTTTTTGGCTACTGCCGAGGAGTTTAGTAAGGCGCACCCCGAAGAGGTTAAGTATCTTTATGCCACATTCAAGCCCAAGGATGGATTGGAAGAATACAAGCGTTTTGAAACTTACACCAAGTTTTACGCTGAAACTTGCAATGACATCGACAAGGCTACGAAACACAAAGTGTTGAATGATTTAAATAGTATATTTATTATTGATTAAAGTGTAAACTATGTCAAATGTAATGTCTTTAAAGTCCTTGCGTAACAAGGTTAGCCGTAATGGTTTTGACCTTTCACGCAAGAATTGCTACACCGCTAAGTGCGGTGAGCTTTTGCCTGTGTTCGTTGAAGAGTGTTTGCCAGGCGACAAGTTCAAAATTAACGCTCAATGGTTCACGAGAACCCAGCCCGTGAATACCGCCGCTTATACTCGCCTCCGTGAGTATGTCGATTTCTATTTCGTTCCTACACGTTTGCTGTGGAGAGACTTCAATAGCTTTGCTTTGCAAGTTCCTAATCAAACACGTGCTAACTCTGTTATTACATCGGGTGATACTCTTGTATCTCAACAGCCTTATGTGACCGCCGAGGATGTTGCGGGTGTTCTTGCTCGTTTTAGCGGCCACGCTGGTAGTTTATCAGCAAGTCAGTATAAAAATTTTTTTGGATATAACCGTGGCAGGCTCTCATCTAAGTTATTGGAATATCTTGGTTATGGTTCGTTTTTTAAGCAATTTACTAAAAGTGATTGGACTTTTGACCTTATTACCAGTTATTTTGATTTAGGTTCTGACGCAAACCCCAATTATTCTTTGAATATATTTCCGCTCTTAGCTTATCAGAAGATATATTCCGACTACTATCGTAATAACCAATGGGAAAAGATAGACCCATCCACGTTTAACGTTGATTATATCGCTGGTTATCAGAACACTAATACGCACATTGATTTGTCAAAGATTTATGCTTCGGCAAATGCCTCCTCTTTCAATATGTTTGATATGCGCTATTGTGACTGGAATAAAGACTATTTTATGGGTCTTATGCCTGAAGCGCAATATGGCAGTGAATCCGCTGCGAGTATTTTTGATGGCTCGGTTTTTGGTCAAATTGGCTTTTCCGACACTCTTGCGAATTTGATGAATGAGACTGCTAATACCAATACTGCATTAGGTGTTCAAACTGATTCTGACTTGGTGTATACTAATGGCCTTTTTAAGGGTAAAGTTTTGGATTATGCTTAGATTACTTTGTCTGAAGCCAATAAAGGTAATTTGTCCGTTATCGCCTTGCGTAAGGCTGAAGCTATGCAACGTTGGAAAGAGATAACGCAAAGTGGTGATTATGATGTGAAAACGCAGCTTTCTAAACACTGGAACGTTGAAGTAAGTAATGTTCTTGCTGATAAGTGTAATTATCTTGGTGGAACTTTCGCTAATCTTGATATATCTGAAGTTGTGAACACTAACCTTACAGGTGATGCACAAAGCGACATAGCAGGTAAAGGCGTTGGAAGTGGTAACGGTAATATTGATTTTGATGTAAAGGAATATGGGTATGTCATTGGCATATACCATTGTGTGCCGTTGCTTGATTATGCCCCATCGGTTTTAAAACCATTGTACAAGAAAACAAAGCCTACAGACTACGCAATTCCTGAAATGGATAAGGTTGGTATGCAGTCGGTTTCATTGCTTGATTTGATGCCTGTCAATGATAGTACTGCCGCTGTTATTAATCCACAGTATTGGACTGCTCTTCAAAAATTGTCTCTTGGTTATGCTCCTCGGTATGTTGAGTATAAAACGAGTGTTGACCAAATCCATGGTGAGTTTGCTGATACGCTTATTAGTTGGACGGCTCCGATGTCAACTGATTATATTACTAAGTATTTTGCTCGTGTTGATGAATTATCTGGTAAAGATTTGCCCTCATATGCTTTGGATTATTGGTTTTTTAAGGTCAATCCAAATATTGTAGATACAATTTTTGCCGTTAACGCTACTGAAGATACAAGTACTGATGAGTTTCTTGTGAATTCTTATTTTGATTGTAAGGCAGTTCGCAATTTGGATTATGATGGTTTACCTTATTAAGTTTTAAGTATGATACGTAAAAAATTAAGTGATTTAGGTGTTGTTTTAAATCATGAATGTGATTTAATTCATACCGAGTTTTATCAGCCCTCTATTGTAGAGGATATGTATAATGAGACTATAGAAGTTGGTGATGAGAATAAGCAAAAGGCCTATACTCGTAATAATGATGTTACTTTGCTTTTCAGTCAGCAGCGTTTGTTACGGACTCTTGGAGCTGACACCTTAAATAAATGGATTGAAGCCCTTGCGCCTAAAAGTGATAATCTTTCTGAACTTCGCAGTAAGTGTACTGATGAGCAATTGTTGCAAATATGCAAGTCACGTTACATCCAAAAGCCCTCTGAACTGCTTGCTTGGTCTGAATATCTCAACGCAAACGCTAAGGATATTCTTGCTAAGATACAAGCTGAAAATGAGAACTCTGAAGAAGTTACGGAACAGGATGCGTCAGCTGCAACGGCCGCTGTGTCTTCTGCTGATGGTTCGCAACCCTCTGAATAGTTAATTTTCTGTTATATATTTGTTGGTTGGTTGGCCGTGCGTGACGCAGCTGTGTTGCGTGCGGCCTTTTAAATTTAAGTTTATGATAGATTATAAAATATTAAATCGTCCTGTTGATATTATTGCGTATTCTCCGTCAACTCCTAATAGTTGGTTGGGTGCGGCTATCGGTCTTGGTTCGTCTATTATAGGTGGTCTTATTGGTTCTTCAACACAATCAAGTTCTAATAAGACTAATTTAAAAATTGCGCAAATGAACAATGAGTATAATGAGCGTATGCTGCAAGAACAATTAGATTATAATCAAAGCGCATTAGACCAGGAGCAATCTTATAATACTAAAGAGCGTTTAGCTGCTCAAGAGTATAATACAGGTGAACGCCTTGCAACACAGCAGTATAATTCTGCAATTGCCCAGCGTCAAAGGCTTGAGGCCGCTGGTCTTAATCCTTATATGATGATGAATGGCGGTTCTGCTGGTACTGCCACTTCCCAGTCTATTCAAGGTGCGTCATCTCCGTCTGCTCTTGGTGTTAATCCTTCTACTGCTACGCCTGTTCAGGTACATCCTTATGATTGGAGTTCTACGTTTAATTCTATTGGTAATGCTATATCTCATTTTATGGATTGGAAAAATGAGCGTGACCAGGTTCAAAGTACTTCTGATTATTATAAACAGCTTACAGAACAGGTGAGAATTGAAAATCAATATAAGGCTAAGCAGATAATTAATGATATGAATTGGAAAGATTCCCAACGAGCTTTGGCCGAACAGCAGGAGGATGTTGCTCGTATGGATTATCTTACTAAGTTTGGTATGTATAATTCAGTCGTTAATCAAGCTCGTTATGAAGCTGAAAATACACGTTTGATGGGAAACCTTATGCAAGGGCAGGTTGTTAATGAGCAGTTGAAAGCTCAATTGCAGTGGAAAGAACTCCAGTATTTTGATGATAAGAGTTTGGCGGAGCTTGCTGTTGCTGGTGCTACTGCCTCTAATCTTTATGCTTCGGGCTATTGTTCGTATGCTGCTGCTAAAAATTTTGTCGCTAACGCTATCAAGGCGCAGGAAGAGACTAATGGTATAAGGATTGATAATGATACTAAGAAGAAAGTTCAAAATTATGTCATTAATGATGCATTTTGGAACAATCGTGCTAATAAATGGACTGCTCTTGGTATAAATCAAACAAATCGCCAGTCTAATGTTATGTTTGGTTTACAAAGTCGTCAAATGGGTGCTGATTATTGGAATCCGTTTGGTTATATTGGTAAGGCTTTAGGCGGTTCGGTTTCATATTCAGGTCGTACTTCGCCGTCTCGTCCTACTATTATAAAGGGTTTTAGATAATAATTTCTTTGTTTTATCGTTATGTATATGTATGAGTGAATCAGATAAATTATTAAAAACTATTCGTTACATACTAATAATTTTTTCTATTTTTGGATTAATTATGTATGTATTAACGGTTTGTTTAGGTGTTCTTTCCTAATTATTAGGCAGTCTTTAATTAGACTGCCTTTTATGTTTATCTCGGTATTCATCATTTTGAGCTTGCGAAAAAATGATATGCGACAAGCGCGCCGAGTAGTTCGGCGTGGCAAGACATCAGCGTAGCGGTTAAATGTCTTGACGGTGTGAGGCACGAACACCACCGTACTTACTTTTCCAATTTCTGCTATAACCTATTATTTGAAATCACATCACTTTGCCCGAATGGGTTTGCGGTTTCTACTCTGTCCGCAAACTACCTCTTCTCGTCCTAATTATAGCAAAGTGACACTACCTTTTAAAAATCATATCATCGAACCTTTAACAGATCGCCGACTTTGATTGAATAGTCAGGGCTTAAGCCGTTCATCTTATACAAACTTGACAACCTCATGCCGTAGTATTGCGCTATTGAGTACATGCTTTCGCCTGCCTTCACACGGTGCGGACGGTTCTTGTACGCCTTGTCGGCTTTGCTTCGCTTTTTCTTCAGGTATATGACTTCGCCTTCAACGAGCGCGTCTTTCTTGTTGCGCTCGTTATACTTTGCGAGTTTTCGGTATGATATGCCAAGCTCCTTCGCCAGCGACTTGAACGTGTCTCCTTTCCTCGCTTTCACATAGTAGTTCTTGTTGTAAGTGTGTATGGTGTGCTGTTTTACGCCAGAAACATAATTGTTTACTTCAGAGCGATGCACCATGAACTTGTCATATTTCGTCGCCGTGTCATACGCATACAGCTTGTACAGCTCTATGATGCCGATAAGGCTTTGGGCGTACTTGGGGTTTGTGGCGTAGCCGCATCTTTTCAGGCCATAAGCCCAACCCTTATAATCCGTGCGCTTCAGCGCGAACAGCTGTCGGTAGCGTTGCTGACGGGTCAAGAACTTGCTGTGGTCTTCATAGCTCTCGTATGCGTCTTTATACGCGCGGAAGCACTCGTTGCGCTCATCGTCATCGTGGTATGTGGTCGCCCCGAGCCAATCGTGGCACTTTATTCCAAAGTGGTTGTTGCCCTTCAGCGTCAGCTCGCTCATCCCCGCCCCACTCTCAAGCAGCCCTTGCGCCAGCGTTATGCTCGCGGGAATGTTGTACCTTAGCATCTGCGAGATTGCCAAGTCCTTATATTGGTTTATGTAGGCTTGATATTGTGAGTTCCACTTTAATTGGGCGTTCGCGACAAGGCCCACCAACGCCATTGCACATAATATGATATACCGTTTCAT